CGATGAAAACTACGGTAAACCTAACGAGAAAGAAGATTATGTCACACCTGAAAGTACTGCGAGCTTTGTTAGATCTCTCGGACTCCCTTTCAAAATCAGAGATTACCAGCTCAGAGCAGTATTCTCAGCGATTAAGAACAATCGCCAACTTCTATTATCCCCCACAGGATCGGGGAAGAGTTTAATAATATATTGTTTAGTTAGATGGCATAGAAAGGTAGGTAGGGAAGTACTTATTATTGTACCTACCACCAGTCTTGTCGAACAAATGAGTAAAGACTTTCAAAAATATGGATGGAGTGCAAATGAAGTTCACAAAATCATGGCTGGTGCAGACAAGTTTGACCCTTCTCCAGTCGTTATTAGTACTTGGCAGAGCATTTATAAGCAACCCCGTAAGTACTTTAAACGTTTTGATGTCATTATCGGGGATGAAGCACACCTATACAAAGCGAAATCCCTAACAGGTATCTTAAATAAGTGTCATGATGCACGATATCGTATAGGATTGACTGGTACTTTAGATGGTATGCAGACTCATAAGTTAGTACTGGAAGGATTGTTTGGTAGATGTAATCAGGTAACTAAGACTGCGGATTTAATGAAACAAGGTACCTTAACTAAGTTAAAAGTGCGCTGTTTATTATTGAAACATGGATATGTACCCTTTGATTCTTATCAACAGGAGATGGATTGGATAGTTTCCAACACAAAAAGGAATAAATTCATAACTAAACTTGCGTGTGACCTTGAGGGAAACACGCTAATTCTTTTTAATTACGTAGAGAAACATGGTGATCCTTTATATAACGTTATAAATAGTAATGTGGAAGAAAATCGAAAGGTTTTTTATATACACGGTGGTGTAGAAGCCTCCGAACGTGAAGAAGTTCGTGAATTGTGTGAAACACAGGTTGATGCTATAATCATTGCATCATACGGAACCTTCTCAACGGGTATCAATATTCAAAACCTTCATAATGTAATCTTTGCGTCTCCTTCTAAGTCTCGTATCCGCAACCTACAATCCATTGGTCGTGTTTTACGTAAAGGTGATAACAAATCTCAAGCAGTACTATATGATATTGCTGATGATTGTTCTAGAGGATCAAGGCATAACTATACTTTGAGACATCTGGTCGCAAGAATCAAGATATACCAAGAGGAAGAGTTTGATTATGAGGTCACTAAGATTAAATTCACATGATCAGTTACATTCAACACGATAAAGAATTCTACGGTGTAGTTAAATTATCTAACGGTGAGGAGATCGTTGGTGAAATGATATGCACTGAAGATCTTGAGGACTCTAATAAAGGACTTTCTATTATCTTTATTAGTAATCCTGGTAAAATTAAACAAGTTGAAGTTGCAAAGGATAATCAGGTAGGTGTAGGTATAGCATTAATAAAATGGCATTTCTTTTCAGAAGAAGAGTTTTATATTATAACTGAGAAGGATATAATATCCATTGCACCGTTGAGTAAGACAGGGATTTTTGCCTATAAGAATTTCTTACGAGGTGAGAAGGGAATATCTGAATCTGATGATGAATTTGGAAGAGAGTTGAATAAAGATATGGGTTCTTTGGGAACCGTTGGTAAGGCTAGAAATCTCCTCGAAAAAATGTACAAAGCACCGTCTTCAGATCAGAAGAAATCTTGACAAATACCCATAGGTATTGTATTATTAAATGTAGGTGCATTAACACCAATAATGATAATATCTATGGCTCCTAAAAAGAAGCAACATTACGTTGATAATAAGAAGTTCTTAGCAGAGCTCGTAAAATACCGTGATAGAATTCAGATTGCGGAAAAGAAAGGTTTAAAGAAGCCAAGAATTACAGAGTATATTGGTGAGTGCTTCTTGAAAATTGCTACGCACTTGTCTTATAGACCCAATTTTATCAATTACATGTATAAAGATGACATGATTGGTGATGGGATTGAGAACTGTGTACAATACATTTACAATTTTGATCCAGCGAAGTCAAGCAACCCGTTTGCATATTTTACTCAGATAGTGTATTATGCGTATCTGCGACGAATCTCCAAGGAGAAAAGGCAGATGGACATTAAGGATAAACTGATCGAGAAGAAAGGTTTTGACGAGGTGTTCCACTCTGATGGTGATCATAGTCATTCTGAAATGAACACAATCAAGGCACGTATAGAAACCAACATGCGGAATTGAATGAAACTTCTTATTATTACCGATCAACACTTTGGGGTACGTAATGACAACCAAGTGTTTCTGGATAAGTATCGAAAATTTTATGAGAAGATTGTAATACCATTTATTGATAAGTATGAAATCACCAACGTGTTATGTTTAGGTGATTCATTTGATAAGAGAAAGAGTATAAATTATAATTCGTTAGAAGCAGCAAAGGATATGTGGTTCACCCCTCTCTCTGAAAGGGGTATTCATATGGATATGTTGATTGGTAATCATGATATCTATTTCAAGAATACACTTCGGGTTAACTCTCCTAGTCTATTGTTGAGTGAGTATGACAATATTAATGTTGTAGAATCCCCTTGTGAAATTGATTATGATGGTAGATCTATCTGTCTCATTCCTTGGATATGTGATGAGAATAGAAATGAAACTCTAAAGGTTATTGAAGAGAGTAAATCAGATATATGTATGGGACACTTAGAACTCAATGGATTTGAGGCAATACCAGGTCACGTAATGGATCATGGTGATGACCCTAGTATATTTGAAAAGTTTAATCTAGTATGCTCAGGTCATTTTCATATGAAATCCCGTAGGGGTAATGTAAATTACTTGGGTAATCCGTACCAATTATATTGGGGTGACTACGGTCAGCAACGTGGGTTTCATGTTCTAAATACTGATACAACCAAGTTAACATTTTTACCTAATCCTTATAATATATTTCAAAAAGTATATTATGATGATACACAGAAGATAAAGTTACCTACTAATCTGAAAGGATCCTTTGTTAAATTGGTAGTTGAGAAGAAGACGGATCAAGAATTCTTTGATATAATGGTACATAACCTACAACAGATGGGTTGTGCTGATCTTAAAATCGTTGAAGATCTTACCGTAGATTTGGATGATGTCGATGAAGCAATTGAAACTGAGGACACACTAACTACATTGGAAAGGTGTGTAGCAGACTTAGAAAATAAAGATGATATATTTGCAATTCTAAAATCACTATATCTTGAGGCACAACAATGAAATTAGTAGATCATATTGGTATATGGGAAGGGGTAGTTGACCCTGATCTTTGTCAATTAATAATTGATGAGTTTGAATACTGGTATTCTGTCAGGTATTCTCCCGATGTTTTAGGAAAGAAGTTTGCTAAAGGTACCTTTAAAACTTCTGAGCAACAGTTTAAGGGTAGAGGTGGCAAGATGCAGAGAGATGATATCCAATGCTTTATGGAACGTGTCAACCTAGGAGTTGTTCAAGATTTAAATAAGATTATTGGTGAGTGTTTTACTGAGTATGCAGACGCATATCCTGCTCTAATACGAGAAACAGATCCAGTATCGTCATGGAGTTGTAAGGTACAGAGAACTGTACCTGGTGGTGGGTATCATTACTGGCATTGTGAGGATGGATGCTTTGCATATCGTGATAGAGTTTGTGCTTGGATGGTATATTTAAATAATATTAGAGCAGATCATGGTGGTGCTACAGAGTTCTTTCATCAAAAGTTTTCACAACAACCTAGAATAGGTACAGTACTTGTTTGGCCAGCAAATTATACTCATGCTCATAGAGGTGGTTTCTTAACTGGTGACTATGATAAGTATATTGCTACAGGATGGTTTGATAGAGAACCAGGTATGGCAACTGAAGCACTGTATGCAGAAGCAATTAATATACACGAGGATATGTAATGTTCATCCTCCAAGATGCCAAGAGCAATGGTGTTTATGCGGTCAATGATACTGAGACTGGATCAAGATGTGTTACAATGTTTATTGACAAAGATGATTGTCAGAGGTATCATGACTTACTTATGGCAAATGGGTTTAAAAGAACCCTTTTAGTCATGGAAGTTGATGCGGAAGTCATACGTAACAACTGTGTAACTCATGGTTATGATTTTTCTGTTATAACACCTGATGACATTGTAATACCACCCGACGATGAAGATTTGAAATGATTGTTTTTGAAAAGATTCGTTGGAAGAATTTTCTTTCTACGGGTAATACTTTTATTGAGATGGACCTTAATGGAACTTCTGCCACCCTAGTGGTTGGGCAGAATGGTTCTGGTAAATCTACAATGCTTGATGCTTTAACCTTTGTGCTGTTTAATAAACCATTCAGAAAAATACTTAAGGGTCAATTAGTTAACTCAGTTAATGAAAAGGAATGTGTAGTAGAAGTTGAGTTTCATATTGGTAGTATAAATTATCATATAGTTAGAGGTATTAAACCTAATGTTTTCAAGATTTTTAGAAATGGTCAACTCCTTGATCAAGACGCAGCGAACAAGGATTACCAAAAATACCTTGAACAATCCATCCTTGGACTTAATTACAAGTCTTTCACCCAAGTTGTTATCCTTGGATCATCAACTTTTGTACCCTTCATGCAACTCGGAGCAGTTGTCAGGAGAGAAATTATCGAAGATATACTCGACATCCAGGTCTTCAGTCAGATGAATTCTATCCTTAAGGATAGAGTTAAGGATACTAGAGAAGAACAGAAGTTATGTGTACATGAATTAGCACTTGCTCAACAGAAAGTTCAACTTAAAGAAGAGAACATAGACAATTTAGAGCAACAGTCAGACAAATATTTGAAGGAAAAGAAGGATAGAATTGATAGAAACGTACAAAGGTCTGATGCTATTGATGGTGAGGTTCACACAATCACTGAATTGATTGGTAATCTTGAACCTAAGATATCTAAGTTGGATGAGTATAAAGATAGGTATGATTCTCTTAAAGAAAGTCGTACTAAAATCAATCAAACATTAAAAAAGACTCAAAAAGACATAGTTTTCTTTGAGAGTAATGATGTTTGCCCCACGTGTACACAGGAAATTGAAGGAAAATGGAAAGAACATCACTGTAAAACTCTACATGAATCTGTTGAAGAGTTTAATACTGGTATTTCTAAGATAACTACTGATGCTAAGGCAGTTCTTGCTGACATTAAGAAGTCAGAGAAGGTTGCTGTTGAACTGATTGAGAAGAGACAGACAGTTAACTCTCTATTGAAGGAGCAATCTAGATTACGTCTGGATAATAAAAGTCTAGAAGAAGAATTGAGTGGTGGATCTCCTAATCTAAAGAGAGAAAAGGAGGTCTTGGATGATTTGATTGGTGAGAAAGATGATAAACAGGCAATCTGTTCTAATATTAATAAAAGAGCAGAGAATTTAAAGATTGTTGGTGGACTTCTGAAGGATGGTGGTATCAAATCTAAGATCATTCGTAAGTTTATACCCACTATTAATCAGAGAATTAATAAATATCTCTCAGAGATGGACTTCTTTGTCAATTTTACCCTTGACGAGGAGTTTAATGAAGTGATTAAGTCACGTTATAGGGACGTTTTCACCTATTCTTCCTTCTCAGAGGGTGAAAAGCAGAAAATTGATCTAGCATTACTCTTTACTTGGCGTTCAATTGCTCAACAAAAGAACAGTGCTAACACAAATATATTAATTCTGGATGAAGTATTTGATTCTTCACTAGATAATGCTGCTACTGAGGAATTATTGAAGATATTGAAGTGTTTTGATAACTCAAACATGTTTGTGATATCTCATAAGGGTGAAGTACTTTTGGATAAGTTTCCTAAGACCATCAGGTTCAGTAAACCTAACGATTTTTCTAGGATTTCTGATGAAAATGGGGCTTGACAGGGGGTTTATACTATAGGATGAGTTAAGGAGTCTCCTAGGGGGCACCAGAGTTGACTACAGAGGTATTATGAAACTACGGAGGAGTGAACACGTGAAAAGGTCTTTTACTAAGACGGATAAGAAGGGTCGAGAAGAGACATGGGAATGGGAGGAGTCTCCTGAATCCCGTGAAGCAATCAAAAAACTACACGAGAGTAGCGATGCAGTTACCGAACTGGCAACACCACAGCAAAAAGGAACAAAAGCGAACGTTGAAGCCTCAAGCCCTCCGTCAGGCAAGGGAACGACTGAGACAGTTTAAAAAGAGGCACATCAACCCCACCAAGCGTGGGGTTTCGTCGTATTATAGGTATATACAGAACGAAACACATGACGCAACAAGAAATCAAAGGAACATTAGCAAAACTACTTGCAACTGAAAACCTTATTGTTGAGCATAGGGTCGTTGAAACAGCATCATTTGATGTAGATAAGAGAGTTTTGACCCTTCCTATCTGGGAAGGACTAGAGAATGTGACATATGATTTACTAGTTGGACATGAAGTAGGACATGCTCTCTTCACACCACCAACAGCAGAAGAAAAGATACCATCAGACATTCCAAGATCTTATGTTAACGTCACTGAGGATGCTCGTATTGAGAAGTTGATGAAGCGTAAGTTTCCTGGTCTTGCTAAGTGTTTCTATCAAGGATATACCAACCTAAATGAGCGTGATTTCTTTCAAATTAGAGATATAGATGTTAGTGAACTTAAATTAATTGATCGTATCAATCTACACTTTAAGATTGGTGCTCTTGCAATGATCCCATTCACAGATGATGAGCAGAAATATGTAGATTTGGTTGAGAATTCTGAAACATTTACTGAAGCAGTTGATGCTGCTCAAGTACTATATCGTTTAGAGAAGTCTAAGGAACAGGAGGCAGCAAAGGCACCTAAATCACAGATTTCACTAGATGATGAGAAACAGAAAGGTGAGCAAGAGAATGCAACTGGAGAGAAAGAATCCGAGAAGAATGATTTAATTGATGATGAAGATCTAGAAGAGGGTAATGAACCTGCAAGTGACCCTGCACAACTAGATGTACCTAGTTTTGAGGAGCAATCACAGCAAACTGGTGGTGATAGTGCAGAGGATGTTAGAACTGATAAAGCATTATCAGAATCATTATCCAATAGTGCTTCTAAAGATGATAGTAATGCTCCTATTTACATCGAAATTGATGATGTAGATCTTAAGAGAGTTATTGTTGGGCACGAACATCTTAGAGATCAGTACACTGGTTTCTGGAACCAATGTAGTGAGGATAGGAAGCAATATGGTGAGAAACCTGTTGATTTTTCACAAGTTGATGGTGAATATCGTAAGTTTAAAGATGGTGCTAATCGTGAGGTGAACTACCTTGTGAAAGAATTTGAGATGAAGAAGTCTGCAGCAGCATATAAGAGATCAAATGTGTCTAAAACTGGTATTTTGGACATGAAAAAACTCCACACATATAAGTGGAGTGAGGATTTGTTCCTGAAGATTAGTAACACACCTGATGGTAAGAATCATGGTCTAGTATTCTATCTTGACTGGTCTGGATCTATGCATCACGTCATTAAGGACACTGTTGAACAACTTTTATCACTCTCTTGGTTCTGCCGTAAGGTTGGTATTCCATTTGAAGTATACTCATTCGTTTATGATAGAGTTTGGGAGTATGATGGAGACCCAAGTGACAGAAAAAACTCTCTTGCCTTTGATCCATCCTTCCGTTTAGTTAATTTATTGAGCAGTGAGGATAATAAGCAGGATTTTGAAATTTCTGCAAAGTATTTGTACCGTACAGTGTATGCATTGACTTTCAGACAAGTATATGACTGGGAAACAGGTACATACACACAATCTATACCTCTTCCAGGTTTCGCAAGTCTTGGTGGTACTCCTCTGAATGAAGCAATTGCTTGTCTTCCTACACTTCTACCTCATTTCCGTGCTAAAACTGGTGTTGAGAAGTTAAATGTTATCATCCTTACTGATGGTGAGTCTAACTGTTCAACATACTGGAGAGAGCGTATATGGGATGATGGTTCTATTGCTATACAGAGGTCACATGCACCATATAACTCACGTTTTCGTAACCCTAAGAGTGGTAGAGTTTTTGGAAAGAATGGTTCCTATCTTGCTTTCACAAAGAGGTTGTTAGAGTATGTTAGGGATGCTCAGAAGGACGTAAACATCATGGGATTCCGTATTTGCACTACTCGTGAGGCAACCAGACTACTTGGTAATACGGATAAATTCCACTGGAGTGAGATTGATAGGGAAACTGCTAAGTTTAAAAAGGATAAGCAGTACATCCTTCGTGACTGTGGATATAACGAATTGTATCTAGTTCAGTCATCATCACTTTCTAACGATGTAGAATTAGATGTGGAAGAGGGTGCTACTAAGGGTAAAATACGTACCGCCTTTAAGAAAAAGTTAAAAGGTAAAGCATCCAACAAAAAAGTTCTATCATCATTCATTAGTCAAATTGCATGAACATCTTTTGTGTCAATGAGGATCCGTATCTGGCAGCTTGTGAGTTGCCAGATCGTCATGTTGTTAAAATGCCTGTAGAAACAGCACAGATGTTAGCAGTTATCTACAGTCCTCATATTCATGACATCGGTCCTATATACAAAGCAGATGGTACTCCTTACAAGACTGCTAAGGGTGCTTTCAAGAATCATCCCTGCACCAGATGGGCAGCGAAGAGTAGATATAATATCAATTGGTTGTTACAGCACGGTATAGGACTGTGTGAGGAGTATACTTTTAGATTTGGTAAGGTACATGGTAGCGAAAGTGCTATCAGATATGCTGGTATGTTGTGGTCAGGTACATGTTGGGAGAAACATACCCCATTTGTACGTGCTATGCCAGATGACATCAAACTTGACTCTAGTATCGATACAGTTACAGCATATCAAAAGTATGTTGCATCTAAACCGTGGGTAAAAGATAATTATCTACGTGTGCCAGATAGAAAACCGTCATGGTTATTATCACAACCGAAAAAAGTGCATTATAATATAGACATATTCAAAGATTAAACACATGCCATTCGAACCTGTACCTGTCACCACTCAAGACCTTGTAACTTTCCTAAAAGATAGGCACGGTGAGGACGTAAACAATCAAAATCTTCTTGAGGCAGCAGATCATTATGAGTGTTCTCTTGCTACAGTTAAGAAACGCCTCAAGACTTATAAAGCAGGGATTGGCAAGTGGGATCTAACAATCACAGAAAGACTAGAAAGAAATCTTGCTGCTCCTGCTGCAAAACCAGAGAGACAAAATTTGATTCCACAAACTGATTCCAACTATGTACCATTTGGAAACTTTAAAGACTTAAAGAAAGTACTTAAAGCGGGTATATTCTATCCTATATTCATTACTGGTCTATCAGGAAATGGTAAGACCTTTAGTGTGGAGCAATCATGTGCTCAATTGAATCGTGAAATGATTCGTGTAAACATTACTGTGGAGACTGATGAAGACGATCTTATTGGTGGCTTTAGGCTTGTGGATGGGAACACAGTTTGGCATAATGGACCTGTCATTGAGGCGTTGGAACGTGGGGCAGTCTTGTTACTCGATGAGATTGACTTGGCTAGTAACAAAATCCTCTGTCTTCAATCCATACTTGAAGGGAAAGGTGTGTTTCTAAAGAAGACTGGTAAGTATGTTACACCATCAAAGGGATTCACAGTCGTTGCTACTGCCAACACTAAAGGAAAAGGATCCGAGGATGGTCGCTTTATTGGTACTAATGTACTGAATGAAGCATTCCTTGAGAGATTCCCCCTAACATTTGAGCAGGAGTATCCATCCGTTGCTATTGAGCAGAGAATGCTTAAGAACTACTGCACAGAATTGGACTGCTGTGATGAGGACTTCCAGAAGAACTTAGTTAACTGGGCAGACATCATCCGTAAGACATTTGCTGAGGGTGGAGTAGATGAAGTGATCTCTACACGTCGTCTAGTACACATAATCCGTGCATTTGCTATCTTTGGTGATAGACTAAAGGCAATCAAAGTATGCCTTAATAGGTTTGATGATGAGACAAAGCAGTCATTCTTAGAATTATATGATAAGATAGATGTTGATGTCGCATTTGACAAAGATACAGAAGAGCAGTAAACTATGCAAAAGTACAATGAACAGGAGATCTTAAATGAGATCTCCGATTACATAAGTCAGACCTACAAGGGTCACTACTCAGTCGGTAATGTTCAAACACTTGATTTGATTGACTCAGTAGGTGACGCTGAAGCGTTCTGTAGAAGTAATGTTCTTAAGTATGCATCTCGTTATGATAGAAAGGGAACAGCACGTAAGGATATCATAAAGATTATTCATTACGGCATCCTCTTACTTCACTTTAATGATAAACGAGATCAAGCAGATAAAAGTGCTGCAAACAACCCAACCGCATTCACAGTTGATTACGACAAATGAGTATTAGTCTTTCCCCAGTTACATATGATTTACTAAAGAACTTTAGTAACATCAATAGATCTATCGTTATTGAACCAGGTAGTAAGATCAGCACCATTTCTATCAACAAGAACATACTTGCAAGAGCGAGTGTGCCCGAAGACTTTCCAAATCAAATGGCATTCTATGATCTATCTACCTTCTTGGGTGGTGTGTCATTGATTGACAGTCCTGAATTGATTGTTGATGATAAGAAGTGTCGTGTTAAGTCTAAGAATGGACGTTCTAGCACTACATTTTACTACGCTGATCCTGACATCATCACTACTCCACCTACAAAGGAGTTTGCTGTACCTGATACTGTCGCTACATTCGATCTTTCATCTGAAACATTGATGACTATTGAACGTGCTGCTAAACTATACATGGTACCAGACTTATGTTTGTATACTAAGAATGGTGAGATGTTATTGACTGTCACCGATAGAAAGAATGATACAAGTAATTCATTCGAGATATCTGTTGGTGAAGATACACGTGAGTATTGCTACTGCTTTAAGGTAGAAAATCTTAAGGTTATCTCACAAGCACAACGTTCTGCAACATCAGTTAATTATGTTGTGAATATCTCTGAGAGAAAGGTAGCACACTTCAGGGGGCAAAACCTTGATGTTGAATATTTTATTGCACTAGAACCAGACAACGAGTAATTAATTATGTTTCTATGGGTTGAACAATATCGACCAAAGACCATTGAGGAATGTATAATTCCCGATGAATCTAAGGAGATGTTTAAAGCGTTCTTAAAGCAAGGAGAGATTCCTAATCTTCTTCTTGCTGGTCCTGCAGGAGTTGGTAAAACTACTGTTGCTAAGGCATTATGTAACGAGATTGGAGCAGATTTTTATGTCATTAATGGGTCTGATGAAGGTCGATTCTTGGACACTGTACGCAATCAGGCAAAGACCTTTGCTAGTACTGTTTCTCTTACATCTAGCAGTCGTCACAAAGTTATCATTGTGGATGAGGCAGACAACACAACGCCTGACGTACAATTACTTTTACGAGCGTCGATTGAAGAGTTTCAAAAGAACTGCAGGTTCATCTTTACTTGTAATTATAAAAACAAAATCATAGAACCATTACACTCAAGGTGTGCCGTAGTTGATTTTACACTTAAGGGTTCCCAGAAACAATCTTTAGCAGGTAATTTCTTTAATCGTGCTAAGGGTATCTTAGAGAAAGAAGGTATTAAGTTTGATCCTAAAGTTGTTGCTGTATTAGTTAAGAAATATTTCCCAGACTTTCGTCGTACTTTAAATGAGTTACAAAGATATTCTAGTAGAGGTCAGATTGATGCAGGTATTCTTGCACAAGGTACAGATGTTCATGTAGAAGATCTTGTAACCTTCTTGAAGGGTAGAGAGTTCACTAAGATGAAGAAGTGGGTGGTTCAGAATATGGATAATGAACCAGTCAAGATCATGCGTAAGGTGTATGATTGTTTGTATGACTATATGGATCCTAAGAGTATCCCAGAAGCAGTTCTAATCATTGGTGAGTACCAATATAAGGCAGCATTTGTGGTAGATCAGGAGATCAATCTAGTTGCATTCCTAACTGAAATTATGATGAGGTGTGAGTTCAAATGATGTGGTATGTTGTAGGGTGGACAATAGTTACAATGTGGTTACTATCTAAACTAGGAGTTTTTAAAAAATGAAATACCAAGACTACATGCAAGATGGATGGGACTCTGGTCCTATTGGATGCCATCCATATCAAAGAGGAAGTAGGCATAATAAAATTGGTATGATCATAATGTGGTCCTACTATATTCTAATAGTAGGCATGGTTTGTAGATTAATCTGGGTATTAAACACATGAGGTACAATCAAATATGTCTTACTTTATTAGTAATCGCTGCTTATATTAATGTTCTTCATAAACCTTTAAAGGTAGAAATTCTGAAGATGCCACCGTATCAAGTGGAGTATATAAAATGAATAACCATGATGAAGGTGAACTGATCAGTGAACTATTACAGATAGCAGCATTACTCGGTGGCACAGCAGAAAGAACAGAGACATTAAATAGTGTGGGGCGTTCATCAAAAAAGATAATCATAGAATATGATGTACAAAGTCGTAAATGATGCTATCTCTAAATCATATCAAGATCTTATAGAGGAAGTACTTACTAGCGAAGAATTTAGGTGGTCATATCAACCAAAGATCACAGATAATAATGATGCAAAGGATACTAATACTGGATTTGGTGTTACTCTTCTATCAGATGGTTATAAAAGTGAGTATGCTGGTCTACTGTATCCAGTTCTTCTAGAAGGATTTGCTAAATATAGAACAGATCATAAAATAGAAAATTGTTTTAGGATCAGAGCAGGTATGTTTGTTAAGAACCAGACACAGGGTGCTAATATGCCCCATGTGGACTGGGATTTTGAGCATTATACCATGTTATATTATGTCAATGATAGTGATGGTCCAACTATAATATATGATGAGTCAGCGAATATGGTTGACAAGATAGAACCAGTTAAAGGTAGAGCATTAATCTTCTCAGGTGACACTATTCATGCATCTTCGTCACCTAAAGAACACAATTGTAGGATAGCAATCAACTATAACTTTAAAATAGATGAAAGGTTACACTAAAGAAGATATTAGGAGACTACTTGGTACATCATGTCCAGAGTGGGATGAAAATTATGAGACTGGTAATCAATTAAGAAGAAGAAAAGGTAATGAAATGAGAGCAGGATTAAGACCTTATCCAAAGTATCCATCAAAGGAGTCAAGGATAGCAGATACATCAGGTATGTTTGATGATGAGGGACAATATGTTTACCCACCTAACAGTGGATTTAATTGGGTGGAGAAATGTGATCCTAATCATGATGGATATCTTCCAGGTGGTAAAGTATCATGAAGCATAACTACAAGAACCCATCTAAACTACAAGACCTAGCACACGTAGAGGCATCAGTTACAAAAGGTAAGAAGTATTATGATGAGCAAGGATGGGAGATATCAGCACCCATTAGTGATGCTGAATGCATTTATAAATGCTTAGATAACTGTGAAAATCTTGCAGGACTTGATAGAAAACAGGTTAGGAAGTTGATGGAACAATTTGCTGGACGTTTTGAACAAAAGGTGGTAGACTTGGAGAGTGAATACCCACCTTTATGATTGAATCCAGAGAAGAACTTAGAAAAATTATCCATACATTGTGCTATGAGAAAGGAGATTTTACATTGTCTTCTGGTCAGAAGAGTGAGCACTATGTTAATTTAAAACCTGTTACTTTAAGTGGTGCAGGACTAGAAATAATAAGTATTTTGATGCTTGCAATGGTTGATAAGGAATCTAGAGCAGTAGCGGGTTTAACTCTTGGTGCTGATCCTTTAGTTAGTGGAACTGCTTTGATTGGTACCTTACATGAGAGACCACTTGATGCTTTAATTGTTCGTAAGGAAGCAAAAGGACATGGTACAGGTGCATGGATTGAAGGACCATTACTTCCAAAGGGTACTAAGGTAACTGTTCTTGAAGATGTAATTACTACAGGTGGATCTTCAATAGAAGCAGTCAAGAGATTGAGAGATGCAGGTTATATTGTTGACAGAGTTGTTGCTATTGTTGATAGACAGGTGAGTGGTGAAGCAGATATTAATATGGCTGCTGCACATTTAGAAATGTTTAGTCTATATGATCTTACTGAAATAGCAAATCCATGATTGAAGATGGTGATAAGATTGTAAGGATGGTATTGTTGAGTCCACACGAGGCAGATCATCTATACAAGAAAGAGAACGGTACATTCTATTGGTGTCATCACAGAAAGGGTGGTGACACCTTTTCTATACCTGAGATACAGATGGAAATGTTTCCACCCCCACCACCTAAGAAGATAGAGGTAGGGACAGACGCACCACATCATAATATACTAGAGAAATACTATGGTAAGGATTGGAAACCTGTACCACAGGAAGGACTAGAGGATCATTATTAATGTTTGTTGTACCTGAATACACATGTAAGCATCCTATATTTCCTCATCACAATACTGTTGACTTAATGTATGATGCTTTAAACAATGGGTGTGAGCAACACGATTGGTATGCTTATCTTGACTTTATAAGTAACCATCAATATGACTTTGGGGGAGGTTAGTAAGTCAACACAATAATGCGTATGATTACCTATATGCTATACTAAATAAAGCATAACTTGGGATTGAAAGATCATGCCCCTAGTCCATTATACCGTCGGATATCACGACGCACAGAAGCATTATTACGAAATATGCGAGTACGCTTCGAACTCGTATTCAGCAATAGAACACGCAAAAGAGGATGTTCCTTATCTTAGGGAGCATCCTCATTCTATTGATTACTGTACAAACGAAACAGGTCTTGATTACGTGATAGGTTATGAATAAGCACGAAATAATGTGGTGGATGAGTAGACTCACCATCATGGGAACATCTTTAGGTTTAGCAGCAACGCTTGCTGCTAAAGCATATGTCTGAAGTGGTCTGGTCAGTTAATATAATGTGTGCTATACTGTTAGTAGCAGTAGCATACGTAATTTACTGGATCTTCACATATGATAACTAACTTTTTGTCTTGTCCACCAGTGTATCATTTACCTGGTACGTGGACTAAATGTAAAGGAGCAATTGTTTCTCATCTAAATCTAACACCAGATCAAGGATTCATTTTATTCTTTAGTCTAGTCCTCTTAGGTATGGTAATCTATGGACTCTATTTGACTTTCGGGTCAGGCGGTAAAGATCTTAGAGATGAGATAGCAGAGCATTCTAAGATGCATGAATTGGGGATAGCACACGGACATAACAATAAGGGTGCTTACGCATCTACTAGAGAAATAGATAATCCAAGACATACGCATGACGATTAAGGAATTTGATACAGTCCATCAAATATTCCCAACAGAGATCATGGAATTTAAGGACATTGAGATACCTCAATGTGTCCTTGATGCTTTACATGATGAGGAATTAGGTCTTACTAATTTTCCATACGGTGTCTATACATCTAAAGGTAATCTACATCACAGGCCAGAGTTTTCTTTGGTTACTAAACAGATACAAGATTGTTTAGATAGATGGACAATCAGTTATAAGTTAATGTGTGATAGACTAAAGTTGTCCCTTATGTGGGCAGTCTATTCTAAAGCACATTCTAACGCTAGTCACCCCACTCACAGGCATCCATATGCAGTAGTGAGTGGGATTTTGTATCTTACAGACGGTGTATCTACTATCTTCCATGATCCAGTAGTCTCCAGAGAAAGAGATTGTTTGGAGATAACTAGAGAGGATGGTTGGTTACCTTACTGGTCTAATCCAGCAAAGAAAGGAACCCTACTTCTCTGGCCAGGTTGGTTGATGCATAGTTCAGCACAGAATGATGCACCTACTGATAGATGGGCACTCTCTTTTAATGCAATGCCAGATGGTCATGTGAATATGACATCATTTAATTATCCAATGGCAAACATTTCTATATCATGAAACTAAAAACACCTCTTAGGTATCCTGGTGGTAAGTCTAGGGTTGCTAAAAAATTAATCAAGTGGTTCCCTGATGATATCAATGAGTATCGGGAACCGTTTCTAGGTGGTGGATCAATGGCGATTCAGTTTACCTTACATAATCCAGACACCCCTGTGTGGGTGAATGATAAGTATGATTATCTCTACAATTTCTGGAAGAATTTAAAGGAAAATGGTGAAGAACTTTCTGATGCACTTGTTAAAATTAAACTGGAGAATGATGATGAACCTTCAGCTAAGGAATTATTTAAGAATGCCAAAGAAACCATCCGTCAAGTGGGGTCTTTTGATCAATCTGTTCTATTTTGGATTCTTAATAAGTGTAGTTATAGCGGGTTGACAGAGAACTCTTCCTTCTCTGCTACTGCATCACGTCAGAACTTTACAGTACGTGGTGCTAAGGCATTGAAAGAGTATTCAAAGTTGATTCAGAACTGGACTATCACCAATTATGATTACACTGAACTACTTCAAGAGTCAACTGATTGTTTTATATTTCTTGACCCACCATATCTAATTGGGTCATACCTATATGGTTCTGATGCATCATTACATAAGTCATTTGATCATACATTCTTTGCAGATAACTGTAAGAACTGTGTACATAAGTGGTTGCTAACATATAATATGCATGATGATATAGTAGATCTCTTTAAGAACTTTAATCAGACTGAATTTGCTATCACATACGGAATGCAACACAGACGTGACAATAGAAAGAAAGAACTGCTAATATCAAATTATGAAATAGATCCACCCACACCTGTTGAAATGCTTTATGGCACATAACGTACCCTTAAAAGATTATTTAAATAGCATTAACCTTAAGACTACTGATCTTTCAGGTGATGAGTATGCAATGAAAAACTATCCACCATTTGTTATTAATAAATGTTTAAGTGGGTTCATAGACACCATTATTCATGCCAATGAAATGAATGGAATGTCTCATGTAGACAAGGATTTGCAATATCAATATTTTCTATATAGTGTTAGGAAATCCAAAAGGTTTTCACCTTGGCAGAAGAAAGAATCCAATGAGGATATCGAACTTGTGAAACAATATTATGGTTATAACTATGATAAAGCGGAACAAGCTGTTAGAATTCTGTCCAGAAAACAACTTGACATTCTTAAAGCGAAATTGGACATTGGAGGAAGGAAATGAGTGAAGAGATCTCGTGGTCTCAAGATTTGATGTTGGAAGTTGCCCTTCGTGAACCTGATGACTTTTTAAAAGTCCGTGAAACTCTCACCAGAATTGGTGTTGCTTCACGTAAGGAACGGAAACTTTATCAGTCTTGCCACATTCTGCATAAAAAAGGTAAGTATTACATAGTTCATTTTAAAGAACTGTTTGCACTTGATGGTAAACATACAAACATTTCTGAGAATGATGTACAGCGTAGGAATAGAATTTCTAAACTACTATCTGATTGGGGATTAGTTGAGATTGTTAATCCACTTGAAGAAGGGGAGTTAGCACCACTCAATCAGATTAAAGTACTCTCTTATAAAGACAAGGGAGAATGGTCATTAGAGTCGAAGTATAATATAGGTAAGAAGAAACAAGTTGAATCATGATTCAAAGTGAGAATCCTTTTCCTCTGATATTCAAAACTAAATATGACTTTCACTTTGAGGATATGAGATCCAAAGTGGAAGATCATATTGCAGAAGCAAAAGAATATACAGAGGAAAATAATAGAACCACTCCTGAAGGAGGTGGTGGTACTAGTAGCGTAGTTCTTATGAACAAAGGACCACAATATATACCACCACATCGATGGAAAGAGTTTGATCCTTTTATTAATTCCTTACAGAAGTCTGCTGATATTGTGTGGAAGGAATGGAATTTTGAAGAGAGTGCACAGAAAGTAATAGGTGAGTCTTGGATCAATGCTCACAGTAAAGGATCATGGACTAGTCAACACCATCATCATGGTATACACATGGCAGTGGTTGCTTACTTACATGTTCCAGAAGGAAGTGGTAACCTATTGGTTAAGAATCCTATGACCATGTATCAACATGGTTTACCTATGGCACAACGTGATTACTATAAGAACCAATGGAGAACTATAGATGTGGAGACCAATGATGTAGTGATATTACCAGGATGGCTAGATCATATGACAGAGAGAAATGACACAGAGAATACTAGATATGTGATGTCACTCAATGTGAAAGGATTCTTTTAATAAATAGCCACAGCGACAAGTTTTCTAAATGGCTGAAAAAGATAAGAAGGAGGACTTGACAGAAAAGGGTCCCCTTGGTAAACTAAAGGACAAGATATTACCAGATGAGGATGACGCTGCTGCGATCTTCTCAACATTTGTGCGCCTAGGCGTATTGGTCTGGTCGGGTGGAATATTGACATTAAATTATGTTACAATTCCTGGTATGGTACAACAGAAAATTGATCCAACTTTTATAGCTTCGGTTTTTACAGGAGTTTTAGCTAGCTTTGGAATTCAGACCGCTTCTAAGAAGGGTGATGGTACCATGAAAATGAATGGTAATGGTAATGGTGGTGCTCCTGCTGGCGCAGGTGGTACAGGTGGACCTACTCAAACACTAGTGATTGAGCAAGCTCCATTAAAGATCATTGCTGTTGACCCAAGTAAAAAGGATGAGAAACCTTACTCACTATAGGAAATTAAAATGCAAAAAGTAATTAATGTACTTGCTGTTGCGTCTTTTGCTGTATCTCTTGCCGTTGTTGGCACTGCTGGCTACGTTTATGTACGCAAGGATGCAATCATAGACAGTATTAAAGAGAAAGCTCTTAAGAATATCGGTGGTGCTGCTCTAGGTGGTCTTGCTGGTGGAGGACTAGGTGGTGCTTTAGTACCAGGTCTACCATCACCTTCACCTTCTACAGGACTTCCTGGACTTCCAGGCGGGTTCTAATGGACTTGCAAAAGATCGCTTCAACTGGTACGGCAGTAGCAGTAGTGGGAACTGGTGCGTTTGTTGGTGGCAACCATGTTGTTGACCAACAGACTGGTGGTCCACAGAAGCGAGAAAGTGCTAAGATAGAACAGATCAGACAGATTGTTGCTGAGGAAGTTTATCTTCAGTTGGCAGCACAGTCTAAGAAGACAGGTAATGTGAGTGGGTTTAAACCACCTACAAAGGATTACAAACAACAAATTCCACCTAAGTAATGGAACTAACTGATCTTAATGTGAACAACGTACTTGATGAGATACGTCCCTACATTGAAGCAGATGGAGGATATCTTGAGTATGTTGCTATAGACCATCTTAAAGATGGTCCTATTGTTATGGTAAGACTGCTCGGTGCTTGTGCAGGATGTGCAATGAGTGCTGACACAATGAAACTAGGTATCGAACGCCTAATACAAGAACGATTTCCCGAAGTAAAACAAGTTATCCAAGTATGAAAAAACTATTGCTCCTTACACCCCTTCTCTTAATGGGGTGTGGACTAGGAATGAACAATGGAGGAGGTGGATCCTTTGGATCTGGGTTCAATCCCACATTTCCTGGTGTAGCAGATGAA